TCATTATCTACTTGTATAAAATTTGTTCCTGTGCTTGGAAATCCTGTAGTGCTGGCTACATTGATTGTAGTTCCTGATCCACCAGTTCCAGCAGAGTCGGCATTTAATGCTCCGTTTAAAGTTGTTGTTTGTGGGTTTGTTACAGTACCACCCCATTGAGATATACCATAACCAAATACTCCAACCTGTTCAGCGGGTCCAACATGGTAGTATTGAAAATAGGTCATACCTCCAGATGTAGTCGCACCACTTCCTGTTTCATTAGCACCAACATTTATTTCTAATGTTGTAGTTGAAGGTACAGAGGTAACCATAAATTTTTTATCTGCAAAGGTAGAGGATGTAAAATTAGAATTTGTAATAGAGCTAAATGTAGATGCGGCTCCAAATAAGATAATATCTCCTACAGAAAAATTGTGTGCAGAGGGAAAGGTTAAAGTAACAGTAGATTGCCCATTAGTTGTACTAAAAAAATTTGTAGCAGCAGTTCCAGATGGGTTAACTAAAGGGTGTATGTCATAATATACTCCTCCAGAATATACATATAAAATTCTATTTGTGCCAATAATAGCATATTTAATACCCTCTTTATTAACCATGTGATGTAGAGATCTAGCCGCAGATGTTAATTTACTGTCTCCTAACTGAGACCAGCCTCCTATTTTTTCAGGAGTACCATATCTAAATCGAACATTTTCACCACCTGTCCATTGAGATTCAGCTCCGGTAGCTGTAACTTGTTTGTTAAATCCAGGTAAAAAGGCTATTTTTTGTAACATAACACCTTACTATATAGGGTTTTTAGTTTTTTGGTAGTATTATATTCCAATCCAATTCAGATATCAACTTGTCTAAATATACGATTTTCAAATCTTTTTCTTTTATATATTGATGAAGCTCTTCTATATCCACAATAATAAACTGGTCCTTAATATCAAACACCATTTTATCAGCCTTAGTATTCGTCTGACCTTTTTTACCTATAAAATTATTAGGTTGTTTTGTAATCGGTCTCAAATCAAATTTAAATTCTTGATTAGACCTGTCTTTAATTATACCCGATACGTCCCACAATTCATTTTTTTGTTGTTTAAGAGTAGCATGGCTAACCACTTTTATGTATTTTAAAAAAGACAATCTATATTCAACGCTATTCTATAAATAGACTCTATGGGATGACTTCCTGTATGAAGCAATTTACCGTCAAACACGACCAGTCTATTAGCTTTAGGGGATACACTTTTAATAATTTTCTTACCTTTAAAAAAATGTGTATCTCCATCACTGTTATTGACATAATATAATAAGACCATGTGGTCATCTAAAAAATCAACATGAGGAGTATTGTGTTCATGTTTTTTAGCGTTTTGAATTCTTGGTTGTAAGTTAGCTTTAGCTCGTAAAATATGTAGTTCTTTTAATTTTTGTTTTTTAATAAAATGTTTACATAAATTTTCTATTAGAGGAAAATGATTAGAGTTTATCTTATTAATTTTATTATCTTTAAAATAAAATATATGTGTAAACTGTATATACTCATTTATATTTTTATACTCTTTTCTTTTCTTTTTAGCTTCTGTTGCCTCTACCGTATTCTTTTCTCCAGATAGATACCATGGAAAATCACTGTGAGTTAAGAGATGCAACCAATGCAGGTGTTCTTTTTTAGGTAAAAAATTATCTATTACTTTAATACTCATTTATTTTTAATGTTATCAAATTGCACATCAGAAACATTATCTAAAGTCCCTGCTACTCCTTTTATAAAATAATTACTGGCTATTAATATTTTTGAAACATCTGATTCATTAGGAGAAGTCCCATGCACTAAGTCTCCAAGTAAAACCATAAAATCTCCTGGTTCTGGCATTATCTTCCAAGTTCTAGAATTGTAAGTATTATATTCTTTTATATCATAATCAAAATTATACATGTTTTCTATACTTGATTTGTTAAGATAAATATCAAGAGTTCCACTTTCAACTTGTGCATAATATACAATGGTAAAAAAAGCATTAGGGTGACTATGGATATGGTGTTTATCGTTTTTATTATTTATGGTTGCCCAACTATGTAGTAGTTGTTTTTTATTTTTTATACCTAGTACGTCGTGTGTATAATGATCAGCTATCTTATTAAATTTATTTTTTAATTTAGATAAAAAAGAACAATCATCTAAAATGTATTTTTGTTCTGAAAGATAGTGACCTGCTGGTTTTTTTACATATTCTAAATTTTTTAATTTTTCTAATTGAGTCTTATTAAGTTTTACATTTGTTTTATATATTCTTACAGGTGTAGCATTTAAATCAACTCCGTGTACTTCTTTAAATTCTTTAAACATTTTTATATGAATCTAATGCAGGTTTGTATATGGCTTGGCAATTCCAGTGTATGAACCTAAAAGTATCATACCCTAAATCTGGTGGAAACTCATGAGTTAAATAAGATGGAAAAAATATCATGGTTCCTGGTTTACAACTATAGTTTATAGAAGAAGATCCATAAGTAACATTATCTCTATTAACTTCCGGTAGACCAATCATTTCTTTTCCTACTCTTGGATCATGAAATACTGGTTTTGAAGTTTTATTACTAGATTTTAAAAAATAAAATCCAGAGATGTGTCCATTCCAATGTGTGTGCGATGTGTGATAACCACTGCCTATTTTAGGAAATTCTTGAACCCAAAGCTCTGTGCAAAAAACAACATAGTTTGTTAAATCATAACCCATTTCAATTAATAAATTATTAGAAGTTTGAGTAACATAAGTTGCTAGCTCAGAAAATTTAGGATCTTGTAAAAGAGAGGTAGAATGAAAAACATAACCAGCTTCTTTTTTATCTCCAAAAGTTTTATTTCTTTTTTTAATTACAGGCGCTAGATGTTCTTTAGCTCTTTTAATATAAGGGTCAGAAGCTTTATTTAATTCTTTAACAAAAGATTTTTCTTCAGCAACCCATATCGGCGTTTTAAACTCTTCGTTTCTAGTTAATGTTAAAGGATAACTTTTCATAATTAAAATTTAATTTTTGAATCACCCCAACCAAAATCTCCTTTTGGCATTACATTAAAAGCTAGAGAGTATCTATTTTGTTTTGATAGATTAGGTAAAATCCTGTGTCTTAAATTACTAAAAAATATAATTAATAAATTTTTTTCTGCATCTAATGTCCAGGTGTGAGAATTGTATATATTAAATTGTTTAGGAACATTATTAAAAATAGTATTATCGTAACTAAATCTAATACCAGATTGATTATTATCCTCTGGATAATACACACCACTTAACCATGAATTAGAATGCGCATGTTCATTACCATGACCATTGGGTTCTGTTTTCGTCACCCAAGAATTACACATTCTATATTTGGTATTCTCATAATTAAGTATTTTTCCTAAAACTAATTTTAAGGCTTTATCTATTTCTTTGTTTAAAGTTTGATATTTTTTTAAAACGTTTAGATCGCGACTTATAAACGCCGGTGCTTCTACTATGCTTTTAAACTTTTCTTTCTTAAACTTAGAAGTTATGTTTTCTTTTATATCTAATTTAAAAAGAAACAAAGTATTCGCACATAATGGTATATTAGTTAAATGTTTCATATTCTGTTTGTTTCTGCACCATGAAATTTAGGAGCGTTTATACCCTTATAAAAACAAACTAAAGTTAATCTATCTTCATCTATTCCTTCATCTACATAAGACGGCACACCGTGATGGGCATAACTATCAAAACAAATCATACGATTAAACTTAGAATTAAAACGTATTGTTTCTGTAAAATTAGAATTGTATTTTTCTACAATCTTTTTTTCTTTTTTAAAATCCTTGTTTAGGTATAGTTCTATTTTATCATCACCT